AGCTAGATGCTTTGCTGCTAATAACGTAGCAAAATCTTCTGCTACACTTAGAGACTGAACAGTGACCTTAGGATGTCTCTTAAGTTCTTGAACCACTGGATTATGGGAGTCAGGTTCCGTGACCACAATCGCCTTATTGAACCCCTCAAGTAATGTGGTATAAAAATACAAAGGATTAGGAGCATATTGACTAGGGTTAGATACCCCTTTGTCAAAGACATCTCCACTCCTAATATGAATAACGAGAGTGTCGTCAGCCACAACCACTCTTGGAACTCTTTCGCATTGATCGGTATATGAAGTCCGATGGTATATCGACCTCCTGATATGGTCCTTCCCAATAGAAGAATTTTGATTCACTTTCATCATATCTTTCTCCATTAAGATAATAGAATTTTTTTATAATATCATGATCAATACTTTCAAAGTTAGTTTCAAACTTATAAGCTGCCATAACTCCAACAGCACACTGTTGGATATTATTACCCAACCTACCATACCAATGAGATATCTTCATACAAAGATACTCCGTGCCTCCTTATTAGAACACTCAAATGGTTTCCAAATATTTTCATTTACCACACGAGGATCAACCCACCAATCTTCAAACGGTGCTCCTCCATTACAAACATTAGAACATACTAATTGATAACCTTTATCCTTCAAAAATATACGAGAGTGATCCATGATAGTAGGACCATCTTTATATGCATCATGTTCAAATGTAATAACAGATGCAGGGTAATCTTCTAAAGGATACTTCTTTAGAATTTCAAAGGTAACATTGGGTGGTTCACAATCTAATGAAAGATAGTCAACTCTATTCTTCCATCCCTCACCTTCTATTGCTTTCAAATAATCAAAGTACCTACCATCTGATTCATAACAATGGTTCTGTCTTGCCATATCACCATTGAATAATTCGCACATAGACTTCTCAATCTCTACTGAGTAACCTCGCCACTCGAATGTACTCTCAAGTAGAAAAGTATTACTCATTGATTGAGGATGATTAGCACCAACCTCTACATACTTACCTTTCTTCTTACCCTTCAACATAGACAAGGCAAACATGTCTTGATATGCTTGTGAGTAATTACGAAATACTTTTGTGTGTCCACTGAAAGGATGCTTTAGGGTATCCTTTTCATAATCATAAGTTGTGTTCATTTGTTGCAGTTACCATAGGCGAGATACTTTTTACCTGTGATATCTTTATCAGCTTCAACAGGGAACATTTCTTTAGCGATCTGTCCCATGATCCAATTATAAGTCTTTTTTATTCCTTCTTCAAGTGTCTGTTCATAATCCCAACCAAGTTTCTCACGAATGAGATCATTGTTAGAATTTCTACCACGAACACCAGTGTGAGGAACATCAAGATATTTCT